ATATTTATCAATCAACATCTTCAATGGTAGCTGCACAAACATTAATTTAAAAAAAGATATGATAAAATTAATAATTGAGAATTTAAAGTACGCAAATGGCGAAACTGAAAACATTAGAATCGCACAAGGCAAATATAAATTACCAACAACTTTTAAGGAAGGATACAAAGCACTTAAACAAGAAATAAAATGGCAATAGAAAAAACAATTGAATTAAATGTTGATAGTAAGGGTGCGCAAACTGATATTGACAAATTAGCGGATGCAGTTAAAGGACTTGATAAAACGTTTGAAACTTTTTCAAAAGAAACTAAGACTGGATTAGAAGATATCGGAGAAACATCTAAAAAGTCCGTTAAAGGTATTCGATCAATTGGTAAAGCTTTTAAAACAATAGCAGCAGGAGCAGGAATATTTTTCTTATTAAATAAGGCTTTTGAGGTATTTAAAGAATTAGGACAAAAAAATCAGAAAGTTGTTGACGCACTAGCAACCGTTATGGAAGTTTTGAGTATTGCTTTTAACGACTTATTCAGTTTTATTACGGATAATAGCGGTGGAATAATTGATACATTTAAAGCTATATTTGAAGATCCCGCCGAAGCGATTAAAGGGTTAGGGAAAAGTATTTATGATGGTGTCGTAGTAAGGTTTGAGCAGCTAGTTGAGGTTTTAGGATTGGCGGGCAAAGCAATTGGACAACTTGTAAAGGGAGAATTTAGTGCTGCATTTGATACTATAAAAGAAGCGGGTAAACAAACCGTTGATGTTTTCACGGGAGTTGATGATAGTTTTGAAAGCGTAGCTGAAACTGTTAGTAATTATGCAAAAGAAACTTTAGAAGCAGCCAAGAACAACGTTGAGTTAGCAAATAACGCGAAATTAGCAGCGGCACAACAAAGTTTATTGGTTGAAAAATACGATAGACAGGCGGAACAACTTAGGCAAGTTAGAGACGAAGAAAGAAACTCAATTACAGATCGTAAAAAAGCAAATGACGATTTATTAGAGGTTTTAGAAAGTCAAGAGAAAGCAATGATTTTGACAGCTGATGCACAATTAGCCTCAGCCCAAGCAGATGCCGCTAAAAATAACTCTATTGAAAATCAAGTAGCCGTTACGGAAGCCTTAGCAAATCGCTTAGGTGTTTTAGCTCAAGTTGAAGGATTACGTTCTGAACAGAAAGCAAACGATTTAGCTTTAGATAGGGAATCAGTAGAACTTATAAATTCTAAAAGTGAAGCAGAAAGTAATTTATCAATAGAACGCCAAAGGTTTAATGCGGAACAAATAGATGATGAGTTAGCTAAACTTGAGGCTTTAAAGCAAATAGATTTACTGTATGCAGAAAAAGAAACTGCAAGACTTCAATTAATTGTTGAAAGTGCAAATGCGGAAACACAAGCTAAAATAGATGCTCAAATTGCTCTGGATGAGTTTATGGAACAATCTAGGCAAACAAATATTGAGAATGACAAAGCGATTGCGGAACAAGAGAAAGCAATAGATGATGAACAAGGGGAAAGAGATCAACAGGCGGCAGACCAAGAAATTGAATTAAATAAAAAAGTAAAAGACGCTAAGGTAGGGATGGCACAACAGACCTTGGGTTTAATTGGTGCTATTGCAGGAAAGGGGAGTAAAATTGCAAAAGGGGTTGCTATTGCACAAGCTACAATAAGTGGCATCCAAGCCACACAGAACGCTTACACGACTGCCGCACTTAGTCCAATCACAACTGTATTTCCTGCATATCCATTTGTGCAAGCAGGTCTCGCAGCAGGTTTTGCAGCCCTTAATATAGCTTCAATAAAAAGTACAAGTTCATCGGGAGGTGGTGGAGTTAGTGCGCCAAGTGGAGGGGGAGGAGCAGCCGCACCAAAGCCGCCAAGTTTTAACATAGTTGGAGCAAGTGATACCAATCAATTAGCTGATGCGGTGGCAGGTCAAGAAAAACAACCGACCCAAGCATACGTTGTAGCGAACGATGTTACATCGGCACAAAGTTTACAGAACAATATTGTGGAAGGTTCAACAATAGATTAAAAAACAAAAATAAATAACTTTAATTATATATTATTATGAGAATAGTTGAATTGATATTAGACGAAGAAAGCGAGTTGGGGATTGAAGCTATAAGCGTTGTAGAATCGCCTGCTATTGAAGAGGATTTTGTAGCGTTAAAAAGCCAAGAATTTAAACTAGCTGAGGTTGATGGCGAACGTAGAATATTAATGGGTGCTTTATTGATACCAAACAAGCCGATTTACAGACGTAACGGAGAGGATGAATACTACATATATTTTTCAAAAGATACTGTATTAAAAGCGTCTCAAATGTATTTAATGAATAGCAAACAAAACAACTCAACATTAGAACACCAATACGAATTGGAAGGTTTAAGCTTAGTTGAAAGTTGGATAGTTGAAGATAAGGTTCACGATAAAAGCGTAAAGTTTGGAATGGATTTACCTTTGGGAACTTGGGTTGGTAGTGTTAAAGTAAACAACGATAAAATCTGGAATGAGTTTGTAAAAACTGGTAAAGTGAAAGGTTTTAGTATTGAAGGATATTTCGCTGATAAGATGGAACGCCCAAACGATGCAGCAATAAAAGACGAACTTGCAGCTATTGAAGAAGCCGAAGCCGAATATTTACTTAGTCAAGTTATAGCGGTTTTAACAAATGAAGATGTAGAATTAGAAAGCTATTCAGACTATCCAAGTTCAGTAAGTAACAACGCTAAAAGAGGGTTGAAACTTAATGAGGCTGTAAATAATAAATGCGCCACACAAGTCGGTAAAGTGAGGGCTCAACAATTAGCACAAGGAAAACCAATAAGCAAAGAAACTATAAAAAGAATGTTTAGCTATTTGTCAAGAGCAGAAGCATATTATGATCCTAAAGATACAGAAGCCTGTGGGACTATCTCTTTTTTATTATGGGGTGGCAAATCAGCTAAGACTTGGGCTGGAGCTAAAATTAAACAATTAGAAAATGAGTAGGTGGTCAAAACTATTTACGCCAAGTAGAACAAGCCCGAATGGCGGTCGTAGGGGTTGCCTTTGCAGGGATAGAGACGCTTATTCAATTGAGTGTTGTAATGGCGATATAATTGCACAAGGAATTGGAGAGACTTCTAAAAACGAAAACTTTATACTTTTAGAAAACGGAGGTTTTTTATTACAAGAAGATAATTATAAATTAGAGAAATAATGGCAAATTCAAAGATTAGTGCTTTACCAATAGCAACACCTTTACAGGGTGGGGAACTTATAGCGGTCGTTCAAGATGGATCAACCAAACAGAGTACGATTGAAAATATAGTTAATTACATAGTTCCAGTTAGTTTAGTTGTTTCAAATGGTCAAACAATAAGCTTACAGGATGAAGTATATGAGAAAGCGGAATTAATAAGATTAACTTGGGATGGCGAGAATGGTACGATGACTTTAAACCTACCAACGGCAGCACAACACCCAAACAGAGTGATGAGATTCATTTCAAACGGAGGCTTTGCGGCTGCAACTAGGGTAAATTTAACACCAACAGGGTCGGAAACTTTAGATGGCGTAACCGCTTCTTATGTAATAAATAAACCTTATGAGGGTATCCAGGTTTGGACAGATGGAATTGAATGGTTTATAATTCAGAAAAAAGGATAGTTAAACGAAAATACAAATTAAATTAATCTAAATTATATATAAGTATGAAATCAAACAAAGTGATTGAACAAATCAAAAATGTTTTAAACCTTAACGAGGAAGTTAAGCTAGAACAAGCTAAACTTGATAATGGAACGGTAATTGAAGCCGATTCATTTGAATCAGGTGTTGAAGTGTTTATCGTTACAGAAGATGAAAAAGTAGCTTTACCAATAGGGGAGTATTCATTGGAAGATGGTAAATTATTAGTAGTGGTTGAAGAGGGAGTTATTTCTGAAATCAAAGAAGAAGAAGCTGGAGAAGAAGTTGAAGAAACCGAAGAAGAAGAAGTTGAGGTTGAAGCAGCTAAAGAAGAAGTGACTTACGCTACTAAAGAAGAATTGGAAGAAGTGAAGTCTTTGATTGAAGAGATCAAAGCTATGCTAGAACCAAAAGAAGATTTGAGCGAGGACTTAGGAAACCTTTTAACGGAAGAACTTTCTAAGCACGAATTAAGCCTTGAAAAAGAACTAGCAGAACCAAGTGCTGATCCAATCGTATCAAATCCAGAAGGTAATAAAAACATCTCGAAATTTAGTATTTCTCCTAATAGAAAAAGCACAACTATTAACCGAGTAAGAGCAAGATTAAATAATTAATAACAACTTAAATTAAATAAAATGAGTGTATCATTAACAACAAGTTATGCAGGCGAATTCAGTGGCAAATACATTGCTGCCGCTTTACTATCTGCTGACACATTAGACAAAGGTAACATTACGGTAATGCCGAATGTAAAGTACAAATCTGTAATTCAAAAAGCAGCAACTGATGACATCGTAAAAGATGCAACGTGCGACTTTCAAACAGATGCAGGAACTTTAACTTTAACAGAAGCAATTCTTGAACCAGAAGAATTTCAAGTAAATCTTGATATTTGTAAAAAGACACTTCACGATTCTTGGGAGGCTGAACAAATGGGCTTTAGTGCTTTTGATAATTTAGCACCAAGCTTTTCTGATTTCGTATTAGCTCACGTCGCTTCTAAGGTAGCCGATAGAACTGAAAAAAATATCTGGTCTGGAACAACTGCAACAAGTGGTCAGTTTGATGGATTTGAAACTTTATTAGCTGCCGATGGCGATTTGCCTGCTGCACAAGAACTTACTGGAGCAGCCGTAGATGCTGACAATGTTATTGGATTCTTAGGAGCGGTAACTGACGCAATTCCAACTGCCGTTTATGGTTCTGGAGATTTAATTATCTACGCAGCCTCTGACGTTGTAAGAGCTTACACACGAGCATTAGGTGGATTCCAATCTGGTGGCGTAGGAGCAAACGGATACGAAAACAAAGGAAATAACCAATCATTAGGTTCTTTATTCTTTGATGGGATTCCAGTTGTAGCAGCAAGAGGAGCGAATGCAGGAACGATCATTGCAGCTGAAAAATCAAATTTATTCTTCGGAACGGGTCTTACAAGCGACTTGAACGAAGTACGAGTAATTGATATGGCTGAAAATGACGGTTCACAGAATGTACGTGTCGTAATGAGATTCACGGCAGGAGTTCAGTATGCACAAGTAACTGATATCGTTTTAAGAACGACAGTATAATCAATTAACTAATCAAATTTAAAGGGGTGGGTTCTGCCTACCCTTTTTTATTTAAAAAAATTTAAAAATATGGGATGCTCAATTACAAGCGGTCGTAAAGTACCTTGTAAATCAGCGGTTGGTGGTATTAAAACCATTTACTTTGCAGATTACGGAACTTTAGGGGATGCAACAATCGTGGCAGGCGAAATCACTGCCGTATCTGGAACGCCAACTTGGTATCAGTTTGATGTAAAAGGTAACAGTTCAATGGAGACTGCAATTACCTCAAGCAGAGAAAACGGAACAACTTTCTATGATACTACACTTAATATGACTTTAACTTTTCAAGATAAAGCCACACAGGAAGAACTTAAATTAATCGCTCACGCACGTCCACACGTAGCTATTGAAGATTATAACGGTAATTTCTTTTTAGTAGGTCTTGAAAATGGTGGCGATGTAAACGGTGGAACTATCGTGACAGGTGCTGCAATGGGAGATTTAACTGGTTACACACTAACGGTAAATGCACAGGAAACTGCACCGCCTTACTTTGTAACGCCTTTGGTTATTACTGATGATGCTTCTGAGGTTCAAATTGATCCAACGGCTTAATTAGTAATTTTACTTATAAATCAGGGTTATCTTAATGGATAGCCCTTTTTTTATACCTACACAATACAAAATATTTGTTTTTTATTTATATATTAATATGAAGTTAATAAGCACAAGCGGAAATAAAACCTTTAAAATAATTCCAAGAGAATTTTCGATAGGTACATTAAACCTAAAATTAACTAGCGAAAGCACAAACAAAACCATTACAGTTGATGCTACTTCTGTTATTGATGGGAATTACATTTCATTCGATGCAATTTTTGGGGCTTTAACTGAAAGCGATTTTTATACGTTGGAAGTTGTTTATTCAACAAACGTAATTTATAAAGACAGAATTTTTTGCACCGATCAAGCCATTAACCAAAACAATGATGAATATTATAGTGTAAATAAGGATCAGTATATAAGTGAAGAAAGTTCGGATAACGAATTTATAATAATATAAATATGAACGATTTAAGAATAGTAAATTTAAGTACCTACACAACGCCAGATATCGTTGAGAAGTCCAATAAAGATTGGGTGTCGTATGGTTCTGATAATAATTATTTTAAGTACTTAATTGACCGTTACAATGGCAGCCCAACAAACAACGCTATTATAAACGGTATTAGTGAAATGATTTACGGTCGTGGATTGGATGCTTTAAATTCAAATAAAAAGCCTGAACAATACGCTAAAATGATTTCTTTGTTACATAAAGATATGGTTCGTAAGTTATGCTATGACCTTAAATTAATGGGTCAATGTTCTATGCAAGTTATTTATTCTAAGGATAGAAAAACAATTGCACAAGTAGAACACATCCCAATTGAAAACCTAAGAGCTGAAAAATGCAACGAAAAAGGAGAGATTGAAGGGTATTATTATTCAGATGATTGGTCAAAGGTTAAGAGCGTAAACCAAACAACTAGAATCCCTGCATTTGGAAGTAGCAAAGAAAACATAGAAATTATTTATGTAAAGCCTTACAGAGCGGGATATAAATATTATTCAAGTCCAGACTATGCAGGGGGACTTCAATATGCAGAGCTCGAACAAGAGATAAGTAATTATCATTTAAACAATATCCTGAACGGATTAGCACCATCGATGCTGATTAATTTCAACAACGGAACACCAAACTCCGAAGAACGTCAAGCCTTAGAAAATCGTATATATCAAAAATTTAGCGGTTCAAGTAATGCAGGCAAATTTATATTAGCTTTTAACGACAATCCAGAAAGTGCTGCAACGATTGAGCCAATACAACTAAGCGAAGCGCATCAGCAATATCAATTTCTTTCTGATGAAAGTTCTAAAAAAGTAATGGTATCGCACAGAGTGGTTTCTCCTATGCTTTTAGGTATTAAAGATAATAGCGGCTTAGGTAATAATGCAGAAGAATTAAAAACGGCAAGTACATTAATGGATAACACCGTTATAAGACCGTTCCAGATGCTTTTAATAGATGCTTTTGATAGTATATTAGCATTTAATCAAATGAGCCTTAAATTGTACTTTAAAACGCTTCAACCGTTAGAATTTACAGACTTAGAAAACGTTGAGGACGCTGAAACAAGAGAAGAAGAAACGGGTGTTAAATTAAGCGAAGATTTACCAGATGACTTAGGCAGTAATATTGCGGATCAATTAATTGACTTAGGACAATCAGAAGATGAACTATTAGCTGAATATGATTTAGTGGATGAGAGCGAGGTTGATTATGAGTTAAACGATGAACTGGACGAAGTTATTACAGACTTAAACACAGAGCCTGAACAATCTGCATTATCTAAAATATGGAATTTTGTAAGTACTGGAACGGCTAAACCAAACGCAAAAAGCACGCAAGATGGCAAATCTAAACAAGATAGTCAAAAAGGTGTTGAGTTTTTAGTTCGTTATTCTTATGCACCAGAAAAAGCGGGAGCAAATAGCCGAAAGTTTTGCTCTAAAATGATAGGAGCTAAAAAGGTTTATCGTAAAGAAGACATCGTAGCAATGGGAAACAAGGCGGTTAATCCTGGGTTTGGTAAAGGTGGTTCAAATTCCTATTCCATTTGGCTCTGGAAAGGCGGTGCTCGCTGCAATCATAAGTGGTTTAGGAAAACATACCAAATTAAAAACGGTAAAAAAAGCCAAATAACAAGCGGTCAAGCAAAAAGTAAAGGTTTTAAAATGCCTAAGAACGCTCAAAAAGTACCCGTAGCACCAAAGGATATGAAGTATAAAGGTTATACCGCTGAATATTGGAACAAAATGAAATTTAAAAACTAATGGCAACAGCACTATTTATATCACGAACTGACTTAGTAAGAAATTCTATCTTAGATGGGAATGTAGATACTGATAAATTTATTCAGTTTATAAAACTAGGTCAAGAAATTGACATACAAAA